CTATGACTGAAAAAGTAATAACATACACAGAGTACATATTAGGACTGCTTGAAGATACTGATGGCGACATCGCATTACAGCTTATCCAGGAAGCGGAGAAGATTAAATCCTGCTTCGACGCCGCAAAGCAAGACCTAACTATCAAGAAAGCAAACCTACTTCTCACAACTAACTGGAATGATGTGAACGCCCAGAGAGTTGAGGAAGGATTACCAAAAATTTCAAACGAAAGTATGCGTAAAGCATACCTCGATTTGAGATTAGCAGACAAGATTAAAGAGGTAAAAAACCTCGAAACCGAATACGATACCGTACAAAGAATATTAAATTACTATATGGAGGCATTATAAGATGGCATTTACTGAAATAGCACCTGATGTAGACGAAACCAGCCCATACTGGGAAGCAAACACAATCGGGGAGAATATAGAAGGCAACATTATCTCCTTTGAAGAGGATAACTGGGGAAACACCAGGATACGCTTAGAACTGGAGTCTGGTGTTGAAAAATTACTCCCTGGACACCGCGACCTGCAAAGGTACAACCGCAAACTCCAGGAAGGAGATTACATTCGCGTAACCCTTGCGGATATACAAAAGTCCAACAATCCTGAATACGCAGACAAAAAGATTTACAAGGTCGAAATCGACCCTGAAAGAAGAGTAGAATATGAGGAGGTAGACTATGACTACTGAATTAACCGTCCAACAAGAAGTAGCTCCCACAACTGTGGGAGGCTTCGACCTCGTAGACCCTGAAGGCGCAAAAGCCTACTGGGAAAACTATGAGGAAGTTGTCAATGCAATCCTAACCAAAGATGACTACCAAGGAACACAATTCAAAAAGAAATCAGCCTACAGAAAACTTGCTACTGCATTCCAATTCAGCGACGAAGTAGTCAAAGAAGACATCATAAAAGATGACAAAGGAAGAGTAGTTACTGCTGAATTTCATGTCAAAGCAACTGCCAAGAATGGCAGATTTGCCATAGGTGTGGGAATGTGCAGTCTCTATGACAAAATTAATAAAAAAGACAGAACCGAACCCACCGAATTTGAATTAAGAAAAAGGTTTAGTAACCCTGACCATGATATTATTTCAACAGCACATACAAGGGCAAAAAACAGGGCTATTGCAGACCTGATCGGTACTGGTGAGGTTAGCGCGGAAGAGATGGACATCGCTAAGGGAGGTAGTTTTGAGAGAGGAAATGCAGCTCCTACAACTCGCAGACGCGTAAGGAAACCCTCTCCTGAAAAAGAGAGCCGTCCTAAAAAAGAACCCAAAAAGGAAGTAGTAGAAGCGGAAGTGATTGAAAAATCAGAGAACCCTGCACTCGTACTCAAAGGCACGGATAGTGTCATACTCGGTGACTGGTTTAGAAAGATTATCCAAAAACTTGAAAGGCGCGGAGACGAACTCAATAAAAAGAATTTTGCACGTATCAGTAAGTTATGGGCGTTCGACAACCAATACCCAGACTTCAATGAGGACATATGCAAAGAATTACTAAGCCACGTGGAAGAGGCATAAATCTTCCACACTTTTTCTCTTTTTTTTATTCAAAGATATGGAGGTGAAATATGTTAGCGAAACCTGAAACAACAGCCAAGGATTTGAGTAAAATCCTCGTTGAAATCAAACCAACCTTGACAGAAAATTTGCTACGGCTCATTATTAGTGAGTTATTCACACAAGACGTAGAACCGCAGGTAACAGAGGATATAATCCGCGGACTGTCCGAAACATTAATCTCAACACCTAATTTTGAAAGCATAGACTTCAACGATGTACTCGCATATATAGACCAAATCTACACCTTAGAAACCACACCTATGAATGGGTTAGAAGGTATTAGTTTCATACTCTCACAGAATTATGAGCTCGCGGAAAGTACAATGTTCACAAGGCAGCTTAAGAAAGCATTGTCCCCGTATGGGACAAAAAAGAAATTAAGCACTCCCACAGGTACAAACACTCGTATCATTCTTAATCAGAAGATGCAGCGCATCGATTACGAATGGGACAATGGAAAGAAAGGCGAACGTACTGTAGAAACTGTGATAAACGCTTACCCTGAACATATCACAATCCATGATAGCCCATTGGACGATATTGGACGTACTTTCAGCATACAATGGAAGAGTAAAACCAGTAAGCGCGTCTTTGAAACCAACAAGAAAACAATCAAGGAAATCGAACAATACCTTGAGGAAGCGGGGTGGGTTATTAATCCTCGAAGGCTGAAAGGCACACTCGCAGCAGTTATACAAATCCTCATAGAGAATAATATAGCTACTCTGATGAGCGACATAGATAACCCTGGCGTGTACTGGGACAAGACCGACGAAATCATAAAAATAATCAATTATGATTACCACGAACCCTCTGAGGAAGAGCTTAATGCAGCGCTCGATATTATCGATTTATTAGCTCCATTTTTCAAGGGACATGAAACCAAACTCGCGACCTGCTTGAAATGGGGATTGATGAGCATATTCGATTACGCTATCAAACAAATCGGTGGAAAATGGATTGAATGGCTGTACCTATATGGTAAAGCGGGATCAGGGAAGACCACTCTTGGAAAAATAATCCTTTTCTTATATGACATTCCAAATGAGGATAATGACATAGGCGGCTCAAGCTTTGATACAGTAGCAAGGGTCGGCAGTCGCGTAAGTCAATCCACCTTGCCTATCATGGTAAGCGAACCTGAGGGCGCTTTGAACAAGCCAAGTATTGTGGGTATGTTAAAAACTGCGATAGAGTCTACAACTGCAAGAGGACGTTACCAGGGCAAAGCATATAGGACAATCCCTTCATTTAGTTGTGGTGTAATTACAGCAAATCAGGGACTGCCTTCAGGTGACGCATTATTCCGCCGTTTCATACCAGTATTATTCAGTCATAATGAAAAAAAGGCTGTGGATAATAAGAAAAAGTTTGATGAGATATTCAGAATAAACAATCCTAAAAGGAGCATACTCAATCAGCTAAAAGGATTAGGATATTATTTCATAAGTGAAATAAAAAGCAATCCTAACCTATTGCTTGAGGATTGGAAGGACGCTGCGGATACCCTCCTTGGCAGAGCATACCTGGACACAGGACACAGTATGCCAAGTTGGATATTGGACTGGTACAAGGCAGAGAGCCTGGAAGACTTGGACGAAGAGGAAATCGAAGAGATAAGACTATTCCTTATTGATAAGATTAACAAGGCAACCAATAAGGTGCAGGTCTGGGACGAAGACACAGGCAGACCCGTCCAGAACAAACTTGACGAAGATTATAAAACAACAGATGACTTCAATAGCAGAGTCTGGAATGTCCTGAATGAAAAACTTATCCCTTGGCTTGGATTACATCAAGCAAGGGACGGAATGAAAGTATACTGCACAACAGGAATACTAAAGGAAATGAAGGGTATAACAAGCAGCAGCTATAACTTACAATCCATTAGTGAACTATTGGATTTTGAGTACAAGCCTGTGAAAATCAATCGAAAAAATAGAAGGGTAATGATATGTAGTTATGGAACTTTCTTACACTTCCTGTACCCAGAAATTGATGAGCTGTAAAAAGGTAACACGATGTCTTTGTTACCTCTAAAATGAAGGAGCATAATCAGATATGATTTTAACAAGGTTTTTAGCAAGTTTTCAAAGGTAACATTTTTTTGTTACCGCATACTTGTATTATACAGAATGGTACTTTTTATGTTGTGTTACTTTGTTACCTTGTTACCATTCTATTATAGAAAAACCTATGTTACTTTGTTACCTTGTTACCTTTCTTTAGGATAAGATGCTTATGACAACAGAAAAACTACAAAAAGTACAAGACCACATCAAAGACCTGCTAAAACAGATAGAACAAGCAGAAACAGACCTAAAGACAATCGACAAAATACAAGCTCTACTGGACAGCGGACACTACTACAACAAAACCAACATAAACGGCAAACCAATCCAGAATGTAGAAGACGTAGCAAACTATCCAAGCAGAGAGGAAATCACAAACGAATTATATGACTTAAAATATGAACTCAAATTATTCAGACAGAAAGAGTATGACCTGATCAAAGAGGTGACCCGTGAAATATGATACAGATAGACACAAGAGAACAAGGGCAAAGAGGACAAGAAACCACACGCAAAGAAAGAGCCTACAAGTATTACACACACAAAGGCTACGATTGTGAAATAAGACAGCTCCTAACAGGAGATTATGTATTCAATAACAATGTAGTGTTTGAATACAAGACAATCTCTGATTTTATGTCTTCAACCTTCAACGGCAGACTCTTTGACGAAGTAACAAACCAAGCAACCCATTACCCTTTTAGTTACTTAATCATAGAGGGACACCTTGCAGAATACAACAAACAATCCTGGCGCAACTATAACCTGCGAAGACGATACCATAATTACAATCGCTTCGTAAAATCCAATTACGCCACCTATACTGGGAGCATCAGAAGAGTACAGACAATCTGCCCAGTAATATATGCTCCAAGTGAGGAGAAGGCATTCCAAGAGATGCTGTTACAAGCTCAAAAATGCAATGACCAGAAAAAATATGGCAGCTTTGTGAAAAAAGAAGTGAAATCAGAGTCGGCAGTAGATAGTGTGCTTTGCAGCGTCAAAAACATAAGCAATAAAAAAGCAGAAACGATAAAGCAAACACACAGTATAAGGAATTTGTATGATTTAATGAGCCTAACAATCAAGGATTTTAAACAAGTCCCTGGAATAGGTGAAAAAACTGCAATGAATATATATAGTTTCATACATGAAGGAGAGATTTAATATGTTGGATAAAGTACAAGACCCTGACAAAGAAAAAACAAAATATAACATATGGCTATTCGACCATAGAATAACAAACCTACAATACACTTACAAGAAATTACTATATGAGTTGCCATTGGATTATCATGACAAGGAAACCGAAGCGCTTGTAGAAGAGGCAATACAAAAGCTGCAATTCGCAGCCAACAAATACAGGAGAACACTATGACACACACGCCAAAGATACAACAAGCAAAATGCTGCTACAACTGTCAATACTGCACAGCACAATTACTACATTCCTTCCCCGACGATACATTAAAACACAAGTGCGTGAAACATTACAGGAACGTCACACCTGATCTGACCTGCAATGAACATAGGAGCGGCCAACCATGCAGACCTTGACGTGTAACTACTGCGGACACCACATGAATAAATCAGAAGTAATGATTTTCCTACATTACCTGCTTGGAAAGGAGTATTATGTACAATGTCCGAAATGCAGGAGCATAAGCAGCTATATCATTCGATTATGGCTTGTGCATGATACTTTGAATGAGACAGAAAAAAGATTACAGAAAATGAAGCGATAACAATGACTACTGAAAAAACAATCAAATATTTTTCCATGTTTAGTGGTATTGGAGGATTTGAGCGTGGAATAGAGAAAGCAGATACACTAACCGACTTTGAATGCGTCGGTTTTAGTGAGATAGATAAATACGCGGTGAGCATATATGAAAAACACTATCCAAACCACACTAACTATGGAGATGCAACCAAAATCAATACCGAAGACCTGCCAAACTTTAGCTTCCTCGTTGGAGGATTTCCTTGCCAAGCTTTCAGCCTTGCAGGAAAACGAAAAGGATTTGAAGACACCAGAGGTACACTATTTTTTGAGATTGCAAGGGTTCTCAAAGACAAAAGACCCCGATATTTTTTACTCGAAAATGTTAAAGGTCTACTTAGTCATGACAAAGGAAAAACTTTCCAGGTCATACTTGGGGTTCTCGCCGACTTGGGGTATTATGTGCAATGGACTGTGCTTAACAGCAAAAACTATGGAGTGCCACAGAACCGCGAACGCATCTTTATTGAGGGATATCTTAGAGGAAGATGTGGATCCGAAATATTACCTCTCTCAAGAACAAGCACAGAAACTGATGAGAGCGTGAAACTAAAACAACTAAATAATCATAAATATACTGCACAATACGAAAGAGTGTATGATATAAATGGATTAAGCACAAGTTTAAATGCAAATGGAGGAGGTTTAGGTGCTAAAACTGGTTTGTATTGTCTTGCCGATGAGGGACTGAAACTAAAACAGGTTAACAATGATGTTCCACGCTCCTTCGGGGATAGGATTTATAGCTCAGATGGTTTAGCACGGACTTTGTGTGGTGATGGTGGGGGGTTGAATGACAAGACTGGCTTGTACTCCCTTGGAGACAAGGCCGCTACTACAACTACTGATGGCGTAATTGAAAAAGAACCTAAAGAACCTTTGAAGATTGCTACTGCTCCCAAGAAAGGTTATGATGAGGCATTCCCTCACGATGGAGTAAGACTTGACCACCCTGATGGTTCTACGGGTAGAGGAAGAGTACAAAAAAATCTTGCAGGTACTTTGAGTTGTGATAGCAATTGGGGTACTGTTAATCAAGATTTCCTAATCCGAAGATTAACACCTAAAGAATGTGAAAGACTCCAGGGATTTCCTGACAACTGGACAAAATATGGTAAAGATGGTGAGCTAATCTCTGACACCCAGAGATATAAATGCTGCGGCAACGCCGTCACCACAAACGTGATAGCCGCGATAATAGAAGAGATGTTCCCATGAGAGAAGTCAAAGTCTGGGGTGGAATAGGTGAAAAGAAATCCAACAAAGGCACACAATGGTATATCCAAGACAGGATATATGATAGTGACGGATTATCTCCTGCATTAACTACCTTCAAATCAGACTACCTGATCCTAATACGCAAGAGGAGAGAAGTATGATAATTGCAGACATACAAATAACAATCCATGGACTTCTGGTTGAGGATTGTGCAGAGATAGACAGATTAGTTGAATTAATACAAAAGAATTGTAACACTAATTATGATGTGCTTTTAGAAGTGTTACATTATGAAGAGGAGGCTTGAAGCTTTATGACTGAAGACCAGTTATTCGGTGAAAAAGATATAGAACGGGAGAATGAGATATTGAGAGATGAGAACCTGCGATTACGCGGAAAGGTAAAGCGGCTGAATGCTTTCATTGTTGAACAGGGATTAGCAATTGAATATCTGAGATGGAATAAGGGAAAGTGATGCTTGAAGCGATGTGAAATTCAAAGATAAAACGGTGGGATAATGACAAAACTAACAGAACTACTTAATATGAAATTAATTGAAGTATTAGAAAAATATGTTCAAATCCACAATTTAGAATGCGGTTACTTATATGGCGTAGCAGACCGTGATGATGTAGACAGATTATACTCCGAATACAATATTAAGGAGGATTACCCTGAAGCTTTTATGCCTGATGAGTTAATATGCGACGAACTCGATATTTACTCCGAAGATGCAGAAGTTATGTCCTATGAAAAATTGGAAGTCCTAATGAAAAATTTAGGGATTAGGAAAAAACCTGTTGGGGTGGAAAAAGATGACTACTAAAAAAACATCAATTCAAAGGACATTATTTGAAGATAGTGAAATAATAGAATACTGGGGAGTAAATGCTTGGGGAAACCCTATAAAAATTCCTAATTTCCAACCTTTACCCTACGATGACAATCCTCGTTTAGATGTTGAAAATGAAAAAACTAAAAGAAAAAATAAAAAGAGGGAATGATTTAATATGGATAATTCATTAATTGTTGCCCCTTGTAGTTATGAAGCCACTAAATTTGCTTGTGAAAATTTCCATTATTCCAAAAAAGTACCAAGCAGTAAATTAATAAAGTATGGTGTTTGGGAAGATGGGAAATTCATAGGAGCAATTGTTTATGGAGACTCACCCACTCCTAATATGGCATCTCCTTATGGATTAAATTATACTGAAATCTGTGAGTTAAGGAGAGTTGCTTTGACTACACATAAACACCCAGTTACACAGATTATTAGTAAAAGTTTAAAATTATTGCATAAAACTAATCCTAATTTAAAGTTAGTTATTAGTTATGCAGATAAGAACCAAAACCATTTAGGTATAATATACCAAGGGGGTAATTGGATTTATGAAGGTGAAACTAAAAAAGAAATAGTTGGAATTGTAATTAAAGGAGAAAGAGTACATCGTAGAAGTGTTTATGATAGGTATGGTACAAGTAGTTTGAAATGGATTAAAGAGAATATTGATGAGGAGGCTTATCCAATTAAAAGCAAAGGGAAATTTAAATACATCTATCCTTTAACTAAAACCGTTAAAAAAAATTACATTAATCGTGCCAAACCGTATCCTAAAAATATAGTTTAGACAAAGATGAGGTGAAAAAATAATGCCAAACCAAAAAGAACGCACAATATATAACCTACAAACAAGCATCGAAGCAATAGACCACAAACTAAGGCAAATAACCAAAGAAAGACAGAAACTAATCGAATATAGGAAAGAACTCTTGGAAAGACAAAAAGCACTACTCGGAGACAACAGAATATGACCGAAATACAAACAATCAATGACATAATAGACCTGCTTGAAGTAACAATCACAAGACTCGAAAAAGAACTACCACAAGGAGGAACAGACCCTACCCTCACACTAAGGACACATAGCAACCTAAATGATTTGCGCATCTGCATCGAACAGTACAAGAGGAGAATAGAACGGGAATGAGTTGCGGGTGGTGTGGCACAACCTTCATACCACAACACCCACACCAGAAATACTGCAGCAAAACTTGCAGCAGGAATATGCACAGAGAACAAAAAAACAGGTACGCAAGACAACGCTACAGACGGATACGCAACAAAGAAATCATAGACAATAAAGTATTCAAACCAGGCACAAGCAACCTGACAGAGAACAGATTGCCAGATGACAAGAAGGAATTTGAAAGAGTCAGGCGTGAAAAACGCAGACTCAAGCTATAGTAACACTTATATACTACCCTACTGTTTTAATCCGTCTATAGTTAATAGTGAGAGAACAAATGTTCTCTTACAATACACATAATATCTGCAATTCTTTAGAGAATATCAAATCTCTTCATGTCTACTAACCAAAAGAATGATAAGGAGGAAAGCGCTTTCACACAATGGGAAGGGAAAGGAACGGACAAAATTCATAAAATCCAAGGAAGCGCAACTCCTTTTTATCAAACAGCGTACAAGTTTCTTTTAGCCTGATGTCTACTGTTTCGTTTTTATTCATTGTTTCACTCCTTACCTAAATCTTTAAGTAAAATCAAGGGACAAAACACGGATATTATCACACCGTTCCCTTCCCACAATATTCCCATATTATTTGGTTTCATTTGTAAGATTAGCAAGGTTTAAGCCCTTCGTCTTACGCTGCATCTTAAAAAAGAATTTTTTTTCATGAAAATTGCTATCCTTTTTTTTAAGGAGCAGGACAAAAAAATTGTTAAACCTTTTAGTATAATAACAAAAAGACTGGTGTCATCAAAGAGGATAAATTGTGATTATAATTCAGTAACCAAATAAATAATCAATGATAGACCACAATCCACTCCCTTTGATGACACCCACACCCCCCTGATCCGAATAAAAAAAGGGAAAACCATCTCATAAAAAAACTTAAAATGCAGACCCATTTTAAGGATAAATCTATAAAAATTAGTTAAAAACAATTTCAGCTTGAAAACATAATTTGTTTATACACTACAATAATGATACAGACCATTGGGCGGTGCAATTCCGCCACATTATTATCTATTTCTAAAACATGACAACCCATTACTGCCAACTCTGTAAAAAACCATACAAGAAAAAACATAAAAATCAAAGATACTGTTCACAAGAATGTAGTCAGGAAGCCCGTAGACTAAAATCCCGCATATACTTCAGCAAATGGTATACGAAAAACAAGATATACTGCTGGGCAAGAAAAAAGGGAACAGGCACACTCGGAGCGCATAGGCATGAAACCGATGAGTCAGAGTATGAGGCAATCCAGAAGGAAATGCGAAACCTGGGCTTACGCTAATTTTCGATGTGCAACGGAAAAAAATTTCCGCCGAAGTGTAACAAATCCTTTGCACTTCGACGAAATCCGCCGAAAAAAAGGGACGTTTTAAACGTAGATTTTTAAAAAAAGCCGACGCTTTAAAGCCATAAAAGAAAAAAAAGAAAGGAGCGCCTTTAAAAAAAAGCGTTACTTAGTAAAAAAAGCCCGTTTAAGGTACATAAAACGGGATAAAAAAAAGGATAAAAAAAAGCCGTAACTTTTTACGGCTTGTATTTGTTATGTAAAAAATTTAAATCTGTCATGATATACCGCGCGGAGTTATAACGCTTGTCTAAAAACTTAGTATACCAGGTTAATTTATCTGTCACAAGGAATAACTCCCAAGGAGTCAAAACACAATTTTTTTGTAACGCCTGGAAGTACGCGGCGTCATTAAGCGCCATGTCGCGGTATGCGTATAATTTTTTTACGTCAAAATGTGCAGCCATGCGCTCCGCAATAAGGCGGCATTTATCTAAATCTTTTAATAATGTCATGTTACGTCCTCCTATAAAAAAAGAAAAAAAAGTAAAGGCTTAGTAAAATACTAAGCCGTAGCCATTAACAAAGCGGACGTAATAGTAATTGTCAATTATTTCCTCGGTCAATTTTTCAAAACGTAATACGCCGCCATTAATATCCCCGCGGAGGTCAAAATTTAACTCTCCGTCTTCGTCTATATGCTCCAATTGGCTAATAACTTCGCAATAGCTATTGCCACTTTTTCTAATGTCTTCCATAAATTGCTTTTGATTTGTACTACCGTCCAATAATAAATCTATTATCTCGTTTGTGCTTAAGTCAATTTTCATAATTCGTCCTCCTCGGTTATTATTGCGTTACCTGTTAATACTATTGATAAGTATACCTCAGGATTATATTTTAACTCTCCACATTCTACGCGCTCCAGATAAGCCTCCACTTCGCAGCGGTTACAGTTAATACACTCGTTGTCCTCGTTGCAGTATTCACAATCTACAAACATAATAAACACTCCTAAAAAAAGGATTGTAAGGCTTAAAGCCTTACGTTTAATCCTGTTTTTCTGTAAAATTCGTCTTGGTTTATGCTTCCATTAGCATATGCAGCTATTAAAAAAGCTGTTGACTCGTAGTCATCTAAATAAAGATATTTACCTGGCATATAATTAAAAACAAGCGCCAGAACTACCTTTAAATCCTGGTAGTTTTTAATCTTGTTAACGCTTTCCCTAACAATAAAAAGGGCTTCTTTTTCGTCATCGCAGTCACAAGCAATTAAGCCTTCCAGTATACGTTGCTCGTACGCGATTTTTTCACCGTCATATGGTCTCATAGCTTGGACGGCGTCAAAATAGATTTTTCTCATTTTTTGTCACTTCCTATAATTTTTACAAGCTCGGAGAGTAACTCCAGGCTTGTCATACTTATTTATGTACGGGTGCATATATAAATGTTACTATAATTTTTATGAAAGCGGACGCTCCGCGCTCCAATACTTAAAAAACGGTTTACTGATTTATCGATATGCAAAAAAAAAATCGAAACGCGCCGAATTGACCAAAAACAGTACACTTCGACGAAATCCGCACAAGACTGCTTTGAGTAATATATGAGAAACCAAACTAAAAAAAGGGATACGGAAAAATGACAAAAAACAAAAATCCCTACAAGAATTATAAACACAAAAACATGACCTGTCCAGAATGCCAAAACAAGGAAATCCTACATGACAAACACCACAACATAACATTCTGCACAAGATGTGGACTAATACTAAACACAACACAATCCTGATAACCATGACAACAAAAAACCCCGAATACATCTGCATACGCGACGAACAAATACAA